TTAAGAAACCGAGCCGCATTTAAAGGCATGGGCGCAAAATACGAAGACTCTGCAAACATGATAAAAAATCTTGCGGGTCAAGGAATTGTTAACGACCCGTTAGATGCAGCTCGTGGATTAAACGAGTCTGGCGCTCTTGGTAATAACAACGCAGGTATCTCACGAAGCTTAGCTGTTGGAACAAACATAAGCCCTGGCATAGGGATGACTGGGGCAGCCCAAGGATTAACCGCGCTTAACCAAGGCAACAACGTAAACATGCTACGTATGATTGGTATTAACGTTCGTGATGGCGCAACTGGTTCAATGCGTGAACTAGACAAAATTATTAACGATTTATGGAGTTCTTTAAACAGGCAAAAGCGTGGCGGCTCAGCTATTTCTAAATCAGATTTGCGTTTGTCTTTACAGCCTGGAAATGCTCTAGCATCTATGTTAGACCAGTATTTTGGAAATGACCCTTACCTTAGAAAAATAGTTGAAGAGGGTTTATACGCCAAGGCCTCTGGTGTAACAGACTTTACAAGCCATCAACAACTAATTGATAAAGGCGCATTGCCTGATGGAATTTTGTCTAAGTCTAAAAGAGATGCTGCATCTGGTCAAGTTACGGACATGTTTACTAACTCACTTGTTCAAGGATTTGAATCTGCAAACGCTGTAGCTAGAACATTCTCTACTACGATTGCTTCATTAGGAAGAATGCCTGTCTTCCATCAAATAATGAACGCGTTTGGATTTACAAAAGGCGCATTTGATACGATGGCCGGAATGGGGAACGGGTTAGGTGGAGCGTTACTAGACGCTATCCCAGGGCTTGCAGAGGGCGGACCTACAACTAAACAAAACGCATACATTGTAGGTGAGCGCGGACCCGAGCTATTTATCCCAAAAACTGACGGAAAGATTGTTCCTAACCACGCGTTAAGTGCTAGCGATTTAAACTTTGCTGGCTTTATGCATAAAGGTGGAGATGTAACAACTACTCCTGGCCCCAACGGTTCTCACAGTCACCCGCAAAAGGATAAAGGAACCCCACACAAACACGGAATTACTGCCGGTGGTGGTGGTGTGCAGATTAGTCACGAAGCTCTGCGAGGAATTTTACGTACGGCTGGATGGAAAACCGACGAAGATATTGAAAACGGTATTCGAATTATCAGTAAAGAATCTGGGCGAGTTGCTAACAAAGAAAACTTTGAAGGCGCTGATATGTCCTATGGGTTATTCCAAATCAACATGAAGAATGACGTACCAGGAAACGTTGGGCAGGGAAATCGTCGCAGAGCTAGTTACGCTAAATACGGTGTTAACGAAGACTGGGATTTGTATGACCCAATTAAAAACGCTAGAGCAGCTTGGGCAATTTCTTCAGAAGGACGAAACTATAAGCCGTGGTCAACCGCCGCAGCTGCTGGTCTTAACGGCCCTAAGTATGGTCGCCCTAGAATAGATGACCCTTGGTATAACTCAGTTGTTGGAAAAACTTGGGGAGTTGCAAATAAGGTTGTTACAAAAGCTGGTGATGTTGCTGGAGGCGTAGTAGATGCTTTAGGAAATGCGGCTTCTGGTGTTGTAGATAAGGTAGGTGGAGCGGCTGGAAACGTATATGACTTTATTAAGGGCAATGTAAACCTTGTTAAAATGTTTACAGAGCTTCTTAACGCCATTAAATCATCGATGGGTGGTCTTGCTCTTGCTGGAGCTAGAGAGCACGGCGGCCCAGTAAGTGGCAGTGGTGGTGGCTATAATATTAACTATGGTGGAGTAACCGTTAAAATAAATGGCGCTAATAACATAGATGAGCGTAAATTGGCTCAGGAGATTAAAAAGACGCTTGATTACGATGCTCTTATTAGAAAGGTAGCAAACCACTAATGGCCGTTAAACCCACTAATGGAACAACTTTTCAAACTCTTTTGCCGCCAATAAAAGTAACTCAAGCTGTAAAAACTGGAGCAACAAATGTCTCTGTGCCCCCTACATCAAGCCCATTGTTGTTCTTTCCGTCTTCTGGAACTGGTGTAATTAAACCAAAACCGGCAGTAGTAGACTCAAAGTTAGGTGTAGGAGCGGGCGTAACTCAAGGAGAGGCGGCAATAAATCTTTTTGGGCTTAATTATGCTACAGCAAAACTAGCAGCTCCAAACGTAGCTAAACTTCCTCCTGCATTAGCTGCTGCTGTTTTGACAGCCTCAGGAGATACAACTACTACAGTTACAGATAAGTTAGCAATTTGCGAAAAAGATACTTTTACTCAACAAGCACCGCCTAGCGAATACATGTTTAATTTATCACCTCACTCTTGGAGCCTTCCCCTTGCCCCAAAAACTGTAGACCACAGAACTTTTAGAAAAAGTAACCCTACAAAGGGCGCTACAAAAGCAGACGTTGTAGGAACAAACCCAAACGACGATGCCTCCGTAAAAGGAAAGCTGAGACGCGGAAGAATTATGTGGCACGCTAGTGCTCAAGACCTTCAATATGCTACTAGTTCTGGTGGCTCGGCAGGAGTAGCGGGCGGTAAAGCTCGTCAAATTGGATTCCAATTTTTATGGAACCCTGAAAGTTTTGCTACTCAGGTAATTTTAAACTCAGATGTAACCCCATCTATGCAGGACCGATTTGTTGGTGTTGCTGGCGCGTTTCCAGGAACAGAGACTATTTCATTAACTATTAGAATAGATAGAACTAATGACTTTGCGTGTTTTGCCCACAAAGGCACTCGAGAAAAAGACCCAACAAGTAAGGTTGGCGGAGACAGAGAAAAACAATGGGGAGTTAATTTTGGTAAGTTTTACAAGGGTCATAAACTTGGCGTATCTACAGATGACTTAATAGCAAAACAAATTGCTGAAGTATACGAAATGGGAACTTTAGCTGACATTGAATTTTTATACCAAACAGTTAATGGACCTAACGCTAACTATATGAAGGGCGGTTGGAAGAACTCTCTTGGCCGTGTAACTTCGGATATAGGGTTTTTATCAGCAACTCTAGTAAAGTTTGAAATAGGACCAGTTAATTACCTTGGTTATATAAACGGACTTTCCGTCAATCACCTTGCATTTACACAAGATATGAAACCAATTCGTACTGATGTATCTATTCAAGCAAACTTACTTGCTTCTGTAGGTCTTGCGGAAGCGGGTCAATAATGGGTATTTATAAAACTTCTAGGTATAACGCCTCAGAAATTACTTACTTAGCTATTGTAGAAAACGGAGATTTAACTCCAATTGTTGATTATACGTTTTCTGTTTTAGGCCAGTTAACCTGGTCAGACTATGTTTGGCGAGACGGAGATAGGTTAGAAAAAGTTTCGCAAGATTTTTATAGCAGCCCACACTCCTGGTGGATTATTGCTGAAGCAAATCCTGAAATTGAAGACGCTTTAAATATTCCTGCTGGGCGAACAATTAGGGTTCCTAAACGTGCTTAAATTTATATCTGTTAATTTTAATGGGATTGAGGGAGCCCCTTTCAGGCTAAGCTCCTTTAGACTTTTGCAAGCTAAATATCAACATGAGTTATGTTACCTAACCTTCAATGAGTGGGATACATCATTTGACGCGGTAAAGCCTGGCATCCCTGTAGATATTCAAATAAAAGACCCAAAAAATAATAAAAACTTTTATGGATATGTTCATCACATTGAACCTAAAAAAACCCCTGGTTCTGACAATATAACTGTTGTTGTTATAGGAGCTTCTTATGTTTTTAAACAAGCTAGGCAAGAAGTATACAAAGATATTACCGCATCAGACTTAGCAATTAAATTTGCTATAGACCATAACTTTTCGTATGGAGTTGTCAGGCATCCAAGAGTATTTCCACAAATTGCTCAGTCGGGTCAAAGTGACTGGCAACTTTTGGTTAAGCTAGCCAAACAGTGCGGCTACTCTTTAAGGGCAGAAAACACAGAACTTTACTTTCAACCTTTAACGGAAGATTTTACCGCGTACAAATCTGAGGCTCAAACGTTTTATATGAATGACGCTAACAACCCTTCTGGAAGTACTATTTATTCTTTTAACCCAATTGTAGGAGAAACTTTAAGTTTTGAAGACGGCTCTAAATCTGCTACAGCGGTTTCTGGCATAGATATAGTAAATGGAGAGTCTGCGTTTGCTGTAACAAAACAAAAACGAGAAACAACTGTTAGAAAAAATAGACAAGATGAGTTTTTTGACCGGTTTGATTCTACAACTGTAGCCACAGATTTTTCCTCTGCTGTTTACGAGGCCGATTCTGCTGATTTATTAACACGGTACCCTTACAGAGCCTCTGTAGAGGTTTTGGGAAACGCCTCTTTGCGACCAGAGCTGCCTGTTTATTTAGAGGGGCTTGGCTCAGACTACTCTGGATACTGGACAATTTTAGAAACAGAACACAGCATTGATAATCTTGTATACACAACAAAACTTATAGTTGGCCTTGATTCATTGGGTAAAGCTAACGTGTGGAGCGACGGAACCTCTTTAGATGTTAAGCCCTCACCAGATAAGAGGACAATTACTCCTGGTAAATCTCAAACAAATATTAAACAAAGAACCGTATTAAAAACTATACAAAAAGGCGTTTTGTCTTCTTCACCGCATTACCCAAGTCAAACACAGAATAAAACTCCCGTAAGCACGACAGAAAAAACTATTGCGTTTTGGGCTAATGAAGGAAAAAGAAACCTTAAAAGTGTGGTAAAGAAAACCGCAAATACCGAGGCTGTTTACAGTAAATTAAGGGGCGCCGGTGTCCTCTAAAGATTATGACCGTAAGTTCTTTGGCATTTACCCAGGAAAATGCGTAGACAACGTGGACCCTGAAAGTAAGTACAGAATTAAACTTCAAGTTCCTCAAGTCTATGGAACTGCCGTCTCTAATTGGGCCTTTCCTTGTATGCCCGTATCGGCATCTCCTAGTACACTTATACCGGGACTTGATAGAACAGTTTGGGTAATGTTTATAGGCGGGGACCCTAATTTTCCAGTGTGGATAGGAGTAATGTAATGGCAGAACGCGCTATTTCTTGGCCTTTTAAATTTACTGATGTAGGGGCCCTTGGGACTACTACTGACACGGCAAAAATCTGGAAAGACAGAATAACCTTACTTTGCCTAACTCAAATTGGAGAAAGAATCATGCTGCCTACCTTTGGCACTCATGTTCCTGCTTCAGCTTTTGAAAATCAATTTGATGCCGTAGAAATGTGCCGAAGTTCTGTTATAGAGGCCTTTGCAAAGTGGCTCCCAGACCTAGTGTTTTTAAATATAACTGGTGAATTAGACCCAGATACCAGTCAATTAGTACTAGAAATTTACTATAATGACCCTACTGGAACTCCCAATACAGTCACCCTTCGAACCGCGTTATTTACTCGTTTTGGAGATATTATTAAAGAGGTAGTAAATGGCTGACCTAAATTACGTACCGCAAGTTGACTACACGTCTAGAGACTACTTGTCTATACGTGACGACATGCTGGCGTTAATTCCGCTCTTTGCCCCACAATGGACAAATAGAGACCCTGCCGATTTTGGCATTGCTCTTGTTCAGATGTTTGCCTCTATGGGTGATAACCAATCCTATTATATTGACCGTGCCGCAAACGAAGCCTTTATATCAACTGCAAGCAAAAGGTCAAGTATTTTGCGCCATGCCGCTCTGCTTGATTACCAACCTACGCAAAGTAGTCCTGCGTTAGTTACCCTTACTTTTAGCAATTCAACTGGTTCTGCAATCGTAGTTCCCGCTGGAACACAGGTAGCTACAAGCACAACAGTTACTAGCGATGAAAGCCAACTTATATTTGAAACAAATTCCAGCGTTACTGTGCCTCCGTTAGCCAACTCTGTAGCTGGAACAATAAACGTTATTGCAACTCAAGGGTATACAACTGACCCTATTGAACTTGTACAGGCTCAAAGCACTGGTCAACCAAATCAATTTTATCAATTAGCGCAATCCCCAGTACTTGAAGACAGCGTTATTGTAACCGTAGACTCTATTGTTTATGACAAAGCTTTGTATTTAATTGACGTTCCTGGCACTACTCCAGCTTTTTCTGTGTTTACAGATGCCGACGACATAACCTATATTCAATTTGGCGACAATATTGGCGGAAAAATTCCTCCTTTAAATAAATCTATTTACGCAGAATACAGAATTGGTGGAGGCGCAATTGGAAACGTTCCTGCGGGCTCTATCACTGATATCCTTACTAACTACACTGCTGGTCTAACCGTAACTAATCAAAGCGCAGCTGCTGGCGGAGAAGATGCTGAGAGCACAGACTCTATAAAAATTAACGCCCCATCAAGCATTAAATCTTTAAACAGAGCCGTGTCTATCTCAGATTACGCCGCTTTAACGCTACAAGTTCCAGGTTTGGCAAAATCAATTGCTACCTCTGAAACCTATGCCAGCATTATTGTTTACTTTGCGCCCTTTGGCGACCGAGGAGTTGAGGCAGATAACATAACTCCTACATCAATTTTTAATACTTTAGCAACAACTGTAAGCACTTACCTTCAAGGAAAAGCTCCAGCTAATACATCCGTAACGCTAGCTCCACCTTCTTATGTGCCAATAGATATTAAATTGTCCGTAACTATGTTGCCTCAATATCGTCAGTCATCTGTTCAAGCCGCAATTTTAACGGCAATAGGAGAAATTTTAGCTTTTGAAAGCGTACTTTTTGCTGACCGCATAAGCCTTCAATACTTAATGAGAACTATAGGAAATGTGCCTGGCGTTGACTTTACGGAAGTTAGATTGTTAAGACGTGCTGATGCACAGCAACAATTTAACATAAATAATAAAGCAATTACATCTAACGTGGCTACATTGACTACAACTGCTGCACATAATTTAACTCTTGGACAAACAGTTGTTATATCAAATATTGATAGCACATTTAACGGTACTTACATAGTATCTACAGTGCCAACAAACACTACATTTACTTACGCTAAACCGGCAACGGCTAACGTATCTTCTGTAGCAATTACGCCAGCGTTAACAGTTTCTAATAAGGCTTTAACCTCTAACGTTGCTACCCTTACTACAACTGCTGCACACGGGCTAGTCGTTGGACAGGTAGTTACTGTTGCTAGCGTTGCCTCACCGTTTAACGGCAAATTTACCGTAGTCTCCGTACCATCGACTACAACCTTTACTTACAGA